GCCTTTTTTTTGCGCACGAACATCGATTTTTTGAACTATGCCGGCACGACGAGTATCAGATGAAAGAAAACGGGCGACCGGTGTTCATCTGAGCGCTAGGAGCGTTAGAAGAACTGTTCCTGTCGTTGGAAACAAGCTTAGCGATGATCCACCGGTCGGAGTTCCGGGGGATGCAAAGGAAGCATGGGAGCTTGCGGTCAAAAACGCGCCGGAAGGCCGCCTGTCGGTTGTTGACGGGCCTGCGCTAGAGCAGTGGTGCCGCACTTACGCTCTATGGCGGAAGATGGCGAAGGCGGTTGAGCATGGTGCGCTCTATGACGTCGACGAGAAGTCTGGCAGCAGGAAGCTGAGCCCGGAATTCACGGCCATGCAGGCCCTTCTGGCGTCATTGATCAAGCTTGAAAAGGAGCTTGGCTTCACGCCGGTCGCCCGCACGCACGCGCCCGCGCGCGAGGAAGAGAAACCGGAATCTAACAATCCATATTTGAATAACGAATGAAGAAGCCGGACTACGTTGCCATTGCGAAAAAGTACATGCGCAACGTGGCGGACGGTACTGTGCCTGCATGCCGGTACGTGAAGGAGGCAGTGCAGCGGCAGGCCGATGACCTGAAGAGATGGTCATCCCCTGATGGGGACTACCATTTTGACGAAAAGGAGGCCGGGCGCCCCTGCTGGTTCATTGAGAACCTGACGCACACGAAGGGGGAACTCGCGGGTCGGCCTATTCATCTTGAGCCGTGGCAGGTGTTCCTTCTTACGACGCTTTTCGGGTGGAAGGCTAAAGCCGGAAACAGGCGTTTCAGATCTGCTTACGTTGAAGTGCCGCGTGGAAACGGCAAAAGTACATTGCTTTCAGGCATAGGGCTGTTCTGCCTCTGCGCCGACCATGAACCAGGCGCCGAGGTATACAGTTTTGCGACAACCCGCGAGCAGGCGAAAATCGTCTTTGGGGACGCCCAGACGATGGCTCGCGGGAATAAGAGCCTTCAGGAAGCCTTTGGCCTTGAAGTAACGGCACACGCCATCGTGGTCGAAGGAACGCACAGCTACTTTCAGGCGAAAAGTTCCGAAGGAAGCACCCTGGACGGCTTGAACACGCACCTCGCAATCATTGACGAGCTGCACGCCCACAAGAAGCGTGACGTTTTTGACGTTGTTGAGACTTCGCTCGGTAAGCGGCGCAATTCGCTGATGGTTTCAATCACAACGGCGGGTGTTGACCGCACCGGGATCTGCTATGAGCAGCGCAGCATTGTAACGAAGATCCTGTCGCGCACGATCAATGATGAGTCCTACTTCGGGATCATTTACACACTTGATCCGGAGGACGATTGGAAGAGCGACGCGGCGCTGTCTAAAGCGAACCCAAACTGGGGCGTGAGCGTTCGCCCGGAAGTTATTCGGGCCCTCCAGGCTAAAGCCATAGCGACGCCCAGTGCTGAGAACAACTTTAAAACGAAGCACCTCGATGTGTGGTGCAACGCCGATGTTGGCTGGATGGACATGAAGGCGTGGGACGCCTGCGCGGACGAAAGCCTGGACGAAACGGATTTTGACGGCGAGCCCTGTTGGATTGGGCTGGATCTTGCTTCAACAAACGACATGACGGCGAAGGTGAAGATCTTTCACCGCATGATCAACGGCGAGAACAACTACTACCTGTTCGGTGACTACTGGCTGCCGCGGGCCGCGATCGAGCGCGGGAAAAACAGTCAGTACCAGGGCTGGGAGTATTTGGGGTACCTGCACGTAAACGAAGGTCCGGTGACGGACTACGCGCTGATTAGGGATTCGATTCTCGAGGACTGCGGCCGTTATGAGGTGCAGTGCGTGGCCTACGACCCGTTCCAGGCTGTGCAGCTCTCCAAAGAACTCTCGGATGACGGCGTCCCGATGGTGCTTTGCAAGCAGACGGTTGCCAACCTCTCGGATCCAATGAAGCAGTTTCAGGCTCTCGTGCTCGATCACCGCCTCCACTTCAACGGGGATCCGGTGTTGACATGGATGGTGAGCAACGTGGTCTGTCACGTTGACGCCAAGGAGAACATCTATCCGCGCAAAGACGTGCCGGAGAACAAGATCGACGGGGTTGTGGCCGGAATCATGGCGCTTTCTCGTGCCCTGCTGAAGGATGACCACCAGGCAATGGATTTGAATGAGTTTCTTGAACTATGAAGATAGCCTCTATTTTTGGGTCCATCGCCCACTGGGCCGGATGGGGCTCGCCGATTGGCGATGTCTCCGGTCTCCAGCGCAGGGAGCCAACTGGGCCCGTTGTAAGCGGAGTCCAGCCGATTCCTCCGGACCACGGCTTGCAGCTTTCAGCCGTGTGGTCGTGCGTTACCCTGCTCGCCGAAACAATTGCCTCTCTCCCCATCGTTGTATACCGCCGGGATCCTGACGGAAACCGCACAGAGGAGAGGGGGTGCCGCGTATGGCAGGTGCTTCGCGCCCCGAATGCCAACATGACGCCGCACGATTTCTGGATGGCTATGGGGCTGAACCGCTTCCTCAGAGGCAACGGATACGCTCTTATTTCGCGAGACGGAACGGGGCAGCTCGTAAGCCTCACTCCTCTAGCGGCCGATCAGATGGAGGTAGGTGTTGTCGACGGCGATGTGGTCTATCAGTACTACAAGGACGGCAGCATCTATTACTTCAAGTCCGACAAGATCCTTCACTGGAAGGGGCTTGGGAACGGCATTGTCGGGCTGTCGACGCTCGAGTACATGCAGGCGACCACAACCGAGCTCGTGAACGCTCAGAAGAACGCCACGACGATGTATGGGAACGGCAATCAGTTGACCGGACTTCTTATGATCGATCAGGACCTGAATCCGTCTCAGATCCGCCAGCTGAAGGAGCGCTATGCAAACTTGACGCCGGTGACCGGTAGTTCCGGAGACTGGCTGCATGTTCTGCCGGGCGACATGAAGTACCAGCAGATTTCGATGTCGGCCGCAGACGCCCAGCTGCTTGAAACGCGGCAGTTTGGAATTGAGGAAATTGGCCGGTGGTTCGGTGTGCCGAGTGCTCTTTTGAACAGCTCCGGAGGTACGGCGGCAAGCGGCCTCGAACAGATTATCGAAGGCTTCTACCGGTCGACGATTCAACCGCTTTGCACCGGCCTGGAGCAAGCGCTGACAAAAACTCTTCTCACGATTGAAGAGCAGGAAACGCTCAACTGTGAATTCAAGATGAGCGCGCTGCAGAGAGCGAACATCGCTAGCCGCTATGACAGTTACAGCAAGGCTCTGCAGAACGGATTCATGACGCGAAACGAGGTTAGAAAACTCGAGAACCTGCCGACGGTGGACGGGGCCGACGCTCTGACCGCGCAGAACAACCTCGTGCCGCTTGATCGCCTGGGGGAACAGACGAACACCGATCAGACGCCGCTCGGCGACCCGATTAAGCAATGAGGCGCATATGACTCAGATTATTGAAAAGACGCTCTCGCTCAATGAAGTGGAGCTTAAGACTGAAGGCGAGGCCGGGCTTTTCCGCGGCTACGCCTCGAAGTTCAACGGCATCGACAGCTACGGGGACACGATTCTCCCGGGGGCGTATCAGAAAGTGCTGGGCCGGATGCCTCCCATCTTTCTGAACCACAACACGATGGACCTGCCAATCGGCCGCTATACGGCGATGAAAGAGAACGCCCAGGGGCTTTATGTCGAAGGTCAGCTGACGCTTTCGATCCAGAAGGCCCGGGACGTCTATGAAGCGATGAAGGCGGGGACGATCGACGGCCTGTCGGTCGGAATTCTGCTTTCAAAGCAGGATTACGAATGGAATGAGGCCGGCGGAAGGAACATTAAGTCAGTTTCCGGACTCCGCGAAATCTCGGTCTGCACGTTCCCGGCCGATGACCGGGCGCGGATCGGGCTTGTGAAGTCGGAAGACATTCAGAAAGCAATAACAATTCGAGAGCTGGAAGAGAGCCTGCGGGATGCCGGCCTGTCGAAAGCTCAGGCTCAGGCCTTTATTGCCAAGGCCAAGGAGCTGATTGCCAGCGAAAAGGCTCAGAGGGATTCTGAGTCTGAGGCTGAAAAACAGGTGTTGGCAAGAATTAAGGCCATCGCCGAAAGGTTTTAACCACTAAAGGAAATACAAATGGCAGAAGATATCAAAATCGCTCTCGAGGCTCTGAACAAGATTGACGCCTCTATCGCGACCATGCAGGAATCCGTCAAGAAGGGCGAAGCCGCCCAGGCGGACGTTCAGAAGAAAATTGACGAACTGGGTGAAAAGCAGGTGCTCTTCTCCCGCCAGCTGCTCGACATTCAGCAGAAGGCTCAGAAGGCCGATGGCTCTGAAGTCGCCGACAAGTCTATCGGTGCGCAGTTTGTGAACTCCGAGTCCTACAAGCGCTTCAAGGGCGTGACCGGCGTTCGCTCTGCGTCCGCTGTTGTCGCGAACAAGACGGCAGAAAACCCCGTCACGTCCGCGCAGGCTCACCTGACGCCGTACCGCGTCCCGGGCATCGTTCCGCTCGAAACCCGCGAGCTTTCGATTGAAGCCCTCTTCCCGAAGCTTCCGACCTCTGCTCAGTCGATCGAGTACCTCCGTGAAAAGACCTTCACGAACGGCGCCGCGACCGTTGCTGAAGCCGCAAAGAAGCCCTCGTCCGCGTTCGAGTTCGAACTCATGCAGACTCCGGTGCAGGTTATCGCCCACTGGACGAAGATCACCCGCCAGCTCGCTGACGACGCCCCGGCTCTTCAGGCTTTCATTAACGCCCGCATGATCTACGGCGTGAATCTCGCGGCCGAGGATCAGCTGCTTTCAGGCAATGGAACTTCTCCCAATCTGTCCGGCATTATGGCGACCGGAAACTACACCGCCCAGGCGTTCAAACTCGCTCAGCTGGGCGGCTCCGGAGCGACGATGCTTGATCTGCTGCGCATCTCCTTCGCGACCGTCAACGCCGCGGGTTACCGCACCAGCGCCGTTGTGCTTAACCCGATGGACTGGGCTGTGCTGCAGGGCCTCAAAGCCTCCGATGGCTCTTATCTGCTCGGATCTCCGGCCAACAGCTTCTCCGCCTCCACGATCTGGGGCGTGCGCGTTGTTGAGTCCGCCGCGATGGCTCAGGGTAAGTTCCTCGCCGGCGATTTCGCCCGCGCCGCTACGGTGTACGACCGCATGCAGACCGTGGTTGATATTGCCGCGCAGAACGAAGACGACTTCATCAAGAACCTCTACACGATCCGTGCGGAGCGTCGTCTTGCGCTGGCTGTTGAGCACTCCACCGCCGTTATCGGCGGCGCGCTCAGCGTTCCCACGGCCTGATGAGCCTGTAAACGCTTGACCGAGGCGGGAGGGGAAACTCTCCCGCTTTTCTTTTATGCGAATTGAATTTCTCAAGGACTGTCTCTCGATGGTCGGAACGCGGAAAGCGGGCGATGTCGAAGAGGTTTACGACCCATACGCCGTTGTTCTGATTGAGCAGGGGCTGGCTCAGGCTGCGAAGGTTGTACCGCCGCCCAGGGCTCGGTCGAGAAAACCGGCGAAGGAAGACAAAAATGAGTGACTATTTCGGCGCCGTGACGCTTGATGCCGCAAAGAAGCAGCTTCGCGTTGATTACGCCGATGAGGATGAGCTCATAGTCACCTACATCATGGCAGCGACCGCTCAATGCGAGCAGATCTGCGGTCGGGAAATTGTGAAGCGCTCCGATGAGAATGCGCTCTGTGACTCTGTTGACGATGTTCCGGAGGCTGTCAGGACATGGGTGCTTTTAACCGTGACAGATCTTTACGAGCACCGCGGGGCATCAGAGAGCCCTATTGCGATTGGCAGGCGGTTCTATGACCACCTGCTCGACGGCTATCGGATCTTTTAGGGGGCCTTATGCAGCTTCCAAAAGTTGGCGAACTGAAGCGTCCCATCGACATTTACAGCCTTGAAACGAACCCGAAGGACGCATCCGACAGTGCGAACGACTTGACGCTGAAGCTCCATGTCTGGGCGAAGGTCGAAGTGATCGGGGGCGTGAACTACTGGGGGTCCGTGCAGGCGGGATTCGACGTGACGCATCGCTTCATCGTCCGTTACACGAATGGAACGCGCCCTCAGGACCTGACTCATGCAACCAAGGTCTTTTACGAAGGGGCCTGGTATCTGGTGAAGCGCTTGACGGACATGAATGACGCCCACCGCTTTACCGCTTTGGAATGCGAGGCCCAGTATGGCGCTTCTTAATGTCGAGGTCCGCTTTCCGAAGGGCTTCAAGTATGCCGACTTTGACGTGAAGACGCTCAAAAGCGGGCTGCGCAAAGAAGGTCTCGAGATTGCCCGGGTTGCAAAGAACCTTGTTCGTAAAAAGGGCGTTTCAAAGCCGGACGAATACCCGGGAAGGGACACCGGCGTGCTGCAGAAAGCCATTAAGCCCAAGCCCTCGAGGTCCGGGTTTTCCGTGGTGATCAAGCCCTGGAAGACGGATCAGATGGGGAAAGATTTCTACCCGGCCTACGTCTATTACGGTCACAGAGGACCCAGAACGCGGACCGCAGCCGACAACCGGCGCAGAAAGAAGACCGCCGGGAAGAAAGTGGCCCAGCCCCGCAAAAATTTCATGGTTGATGCGACAAAGCAGGTTGGAGAAGAAAAGATTGAGGGGAACCTCGCCCAGCTGATGGATAAAGCGCTTGTCGCGAAGGAGATCTCGTTTAAATGAAGCTCGCACCAATCATCGAATGCCTGCGAGAAAACTGCCCGTCATTTGAGCGCCGGGTGTTCGGGGCCTATACGTGGTTCAACATCGACGACAGCGTCAATCCGTCGATGCCCTGTGCCTTTGTTCTTCCAGCCGGAGTTACGGCTGAGACTGCGACGACATCGACCAAGTACCGCCAGCCGATCGACAACCATTTTTCAATCAACATCTGCGTCTCTCTTACAAGTGATGACGCTCTGGGGAAAACCGGGCACGACTACCTGGAGGACCTGAAGGAAGAGGTTTTTAAGGCCGTGCTGGGGCTTCCGCTCGGCTATCCGGAGCAGACAAACCGGATCGTTTATTTCGAGAGCCAGAGCGTGAACATGTCGGCCTGCAATCGCGCGAGGCTCGTTGAGACGCTCGACTTTGCCTACGGCGAGCTCTTGATGGGAAGTGTTACGGCGCAGCAGCGAATCATTGACGCCCTGCCGGTTCTGCAGTCTGTAAGGCTCAAAGCTAAAGATTTTTCTACTGCGGACGAGGATGACAAACTCGTCACCGCTGAACTTTTAACTAAATAAGAGGCAACTATGGCAGTTTCCTTCTCCAACATCCCGTCCGGGATTCGTGTTCCGCTCTTTTATGCGGAGCTCGACAATTCTCAGGCCAATACGGCGACGAGCGTTCTGAAAACGCTGCTGATCGGCCAGATGACGAGCGGCAAGGCAACGGCCCTGAAGCCGCAGCTTGTGTCTTCCGCCGCCCAGGGCGAAGAGCTTTTCGGACATGGCTCCCAGCTCGCCCTGATGAACACGATGTATCGCAAGAACGATACTTTCGGCGAGGTCTGGTGCATTCCTGTGGCGGATCCGACCGGGACCAAGGCTTCCGCTACGGCAACCATCTCCGGTACCCCGACTGAGGCGGGCACGATCAATCTTTACATTGGGTCGGTGCGGGTAGCTGTCGCTGTTGCGGCTGATGATACGGCGACTGCCATTGCTTCGGCGATCGCTTCTGCTGTGACCGCCAATGTCGACCTTCCGGTGACTGCCGCTGCGGCCGCTGGTGTGGTGACTTTCAACGCTAAGAACTCGGGCCTCGTCGGAAACGACATCCAGCTTGCCGTGAACCTGCAGGGCTATTCTGCCGGCGAGGAGCTTCCCGAGGGCGTGAGTGTTGTGCTGACTGCGTTCTCGGGCGGGACTGGAACGCCTGATCTGGCCGGAGTGGTGGCTGCGATGGGCGAAGAGCAGTATGACGTGATTGCCTGTCCTTTTGCGGACGCCGCAAGCCTGACTACTTTGGCCGCAGAATTGAACGACGCGTCCGGGCGCTGGTCTCCGATGCGCCAGCTCTACGGCCACGTTTTCACGGTCAAGCGCGGTTCCGTGTCTGATCTGGTTTCCTTCGGAAAGAGCCGAAACAATCAGCATGAAACGGTGCTTGGCATCGAATCCGCCGTAGCTTCTTCCTGCTCGGAGGTCCTTGGTGCTTACGCCGCCCGGGCCGCGAGCGCTCTCAACAACGATCCCGCCCGTCCGCTTCAGACCCTGGAGCTGATTGGCGTGACTGCGGCTCAGGCCGGATCGAGGTTCAACCTCTCGGAGCGGCAGAGCCTGCTTACGTCCGGCATCGCGACCGAGTATGTCCAGGGCGGCTACATGAGGATTGAGAGGGCTATTACGACCTATCAGACGAACGCCTTCGGGTCGTCTGACAACTCGTACTTGGATGTCTGCACGCTCTTTACGCTCGCTTACATCCTGCGCGACTTGAAGGCCGTCATCACGAGTAAGTACCCGCGTCACAAGCTCGCGTCCGATGGAACGCACTTTGGCTCCGGGCAGGCTGTGGTCACGCCTTCGATCATCCGCGCCGAGCTCATCGCCGAGTACCAGAAGCTCGAGGAGAAGGCTCTTGTCGAGAACCTGGACGCTTTCAAGCAGAACCTCATTGTCGAGCGCAATGCAGACGATCCGAACCGGGTCGATGTGCTGCTGCCGCCTGACCTTGTGAACCAGCTGAGGATCTTCGCGGTTCTTGTTCAGTTCCGTCTGAATTAAGGAGTTTTAAATGGCTAACCAGAGAATTTCAGGAACCTGCTACATCACAGTGGATGGTGAGGAGCTCAACCTGAGCGGATCCCTCCAGATCCCGGTCAACAAGTACACGCGTCAGGCCGTGACGGCCTCGGGCCGGGTGATCGGATATTCCGAAACGCCGGTCGTGCCGTCCATTTCAGGCAACTTCTACGTTGATTCGGATTTCCCGCTTGAGAAGCTGAGAACCGCGACTGACATGACGATCGTGGCGGAGCTTGCGAACGGCATGCGCTACACGCTCTCTGACGCTTTCCTCGCGGGCGACAATGCGAATTTCGCCCCGGAGGACGGAACGGTTCAGCTTGTTTTCAACGGCGTAAGAGGTGACTGGTCATGAGTCCGGTTGAGGTAAGTCTGAAGACACCGGTTAACTACCAGGGCACGACATACGAAAAGCTCTCTTTTCGCGTGCCGATCCTTGCGGACGTCCGGGCGCTCAAGATGATGGGCGATGAGAAGACCAACGCTGAGGCCTTTGATCATGTCATGCAATACGCGCAGCGTCTTTGCACAACCATAGATTCGAAGGCTTTCGGGCAGGTGACGGTTGAAGACAGCATGGCCATCGCGAAGGCGATAGCTCCTCTTTTTGGAGTGCCGCCGGTGGCTGAAAGCGATTGACGGCGTCGAGGAATCGATCTTTCGAATGGCGAGGTTCTGGGGCATGTCGCCGGAGGAATTCGGCGGCATGACTCTTGAGCGCGTCTGCCAGTACGCGGAAATGACGAATAAGGTTCATGCCGAGGAGTGTGAGTGATGGCAGGGCAGGAATATTTACTGCAGACCGTTCTTCAGCTGAGGGACAATTTGTCAGCTCCGCTGAAGGATGTCCGCAGACGCATGAACGCGTTTGGAAGGTCGATTCGCGAGCTCAATCAGGCTTCGATGGATCTGGCCGGGGTGATCGCCAAGCCCTTCGCCATCCTTGCCGGCGCCGGCGGTTTTTCCATTAAAGGCGCGGTTTCTTCGTACCTCGAGCTGGCCGATGCGATTGACAAGGCTTCGATCCGGGCTGGAGTATCGGTTGAGGCTCTGCAGAAGCTTCGCTACGGGGCTCAGCTCTCTGGCATGACAGCCGATGAGCTCGACGGAGCGCTCACCAAGCTCACGTCCAACATGAGCAAGGCGGCCGCGGGTCAGAACGCCGACCTTGTGGCCATGTTTAAGCACCTTGGCATTGCGCTTAAGGACAGCAACGGGCATATCCGCAGCGCGGCCGATGTGATGAATAACCTCGCCCAGGCGGTGAAGAACAACGAATCGACTGCGGCGCGGATGCAGATTCTGACAGCGGCCTTTGGCGACAAGGTGGCAGCGAGGCTGATCCCGCTTCTCAAGGATGGGGCCGAGGGGCTCCAGGCTTTCGGAAAGCGAGCCGAAGAGCTGGGCCTTGTCATGTCGGCCGCGGACGTCAAGGCGGCCAACGAGTTCGGCGATCAGCTCTCCGAGCTCCAGTCGGTCACAAAAACGCTCTCTACCGCGATCGGATCCAGGCTCCAGCCGGTTCTTCAGGGCCTGATCGAGCCTATGGAGCAGACGATCGTCAAGTGCCGGGACCTGATTGCGACCAATGTCCAGTATTTTGTGGAAGAGCTGACAAAAGAGCTGAAAGACGTCAACTGGCAGTCAATGATCCAGGGCGCGTTTGATTCGATCCGCGCTTTCACGGACTTCATTCGATCCGTTGGCGGCGTATCGACGATTCTGAAGGCTTTTGGCGTGCTGATCGGCATGGACCTTGTGATCAAGGTCGGGGCGTTTGTGAAATCGATCGCCACAGTGATCGGTGCGCTGAGGCTCCTTGGAGTCGCGGCCATGACGAATCCTGTGGGACTTGTCCTTACGGCGCTGGCCGCCGGCATTGCGCTGGCCATCAAGTTCAAAGACACCTGGATGCCGGTGCTGGACAGCTTCCTCGACAAACTGTCCGCTGTCGGCGGTTTCCTGAAGAAGCTTTTTGGTGAAACTGAAGAGTTGTCGAGCCGTGGGAACAGGCTCTCCGACAGCTACGGCAGGCTTCCTGCGGGTTTCAGGGGCGTGGACGAAGGCGTGGTGGCAGGCAACGGCAGAGTGACCGCCCAAAGTGAAGTGCGCCTTCGCATCCAGACGGATAAGGGAACAACGGTTAGGACAGAGGGCGTTGCGTCGCGCGGTCCGATGTCGCTTACGACCGATTACAGCTATGACGCGATTCCGGGGACTGATTGATGGCTACTTTTGAAGAAAAGCTGTGGCCGGCGTCTTTCCGGGGCGTGCCGTTCAACGCAACGGCGAGCACGCTCACGATTGGCCGCCGGACGCATGTGTTTGAATACCCGCAGCGCGACAAGCCCTTTGTCGAAGACTTGGGCAAAAGCGCTCGCGAAATCACTCTGACAGCGGTTTTCGCGGGCCCCGAGTACATCACTGGCATGAACCGCCTGCTTGAGGCGATGGAGCAGGAGGGCTCCGGCGTCCTCGTCCACCCAATGCTTGGCAGCATGACGGTGACGCCCAAAGCAACGACCAAGGTCACTTATTCGACGACCAAGCTCGGGTTTTCGTCCGCCGATCTCGTTTTCGTCGAATCCGGGGACTATGTTTTCCCGACTTCCTCGAATGATACGGCGGCGGTAAGCGCCTCGGCCTCTGAAACCCTGAAGCAGAGCGCACTGGACGCATTTCTCGACAAGTTTGATCTTTCCGGCGCCCAGGACTTCGTGAAGGCGGCGGTTACGGGAAATCTTTCGAAGTTCTTCGAGCTCAGCGACTACAAGGAGCTCTGCCGGCTGTTTTCCGTGTCCGACGAGATGTCTGAGCTGTCGGCCAAGGCAATTTCCCTTGTGAGCAGAGATGTCGAGGTGTTTGCGAAGACCGTCGCCGACTCCTTCGGGTATTCGAGGCTGGCTTACAGCGTCAACAACTGGAGGCGTGTGACGAGGCTTTTGAGCCGCCTGGTGAGATCGGACGGCATGAACAACGATTACCAGACGGGGCAGGTTTCCGATGAAGAAGCGAGAACGACGGCTCAGTCTTCAACCCTCCAGTCTCTTGCTCGTCAGACGCTGCTTGCTGAGGCCGTTTCGGCGTCGGCTAAGGTTGGCGGTGATGAAGATACGGCAGAAGGCGGCATAGCCTACGAGGACATGATCGCGGTGCGCGACCAGGTTCTTGCGGCGCTCGACGCTGAGATGCTGGAGACCGAGAGCGACGATGTTTATCTGGCGCTGGAAGACGCCCGATCGGCGGTGTCTGATGACATGACGACTCGGGCTCAGGACTCGGCTCGTTTAATATCTGTTACACCTCCGGACGTACAGCCGGCCCTGGTGGTTGCCTATAATTTTTATGAGGATGCCGATCGGGAGAAAGAGATCATCGACCGCAACGGCATTCGGCACGGCGGGTTCGTCCCCGCCAGGGAGTTGAAGCTTCTGAGCCGGTGACCGCCATGAAAAAGATCCTTGCTGTTGTTGCTGCTGTGCTTGGGGTTTGCTTAAGCGTCAACGCATTTGCGTATCATCGTGTTGCAAAAGAATGGGTTGATGCAGAAGGAGTAAAGCATCAGGAACTTATCTTGGTTCCAGATCCTCCAGGAACAAAGTATGCCCCTTATAAATTGACGCGCGAGCAGGAGCTTAAAGCGGATTATGAGCGGAAATTAAAAGAAATACAGGAAGAGCAACGCTGGCGCGATGAACACAATAAGTTCGTAGAAAACGGAACAATAGGAAAATACACCAATTACTATAACCCTGTAACGAAGCAGAGTATTTTGGTAGATCCCAAAACCGGTACTATCAAAATAGATAAGCCTTAATGGGATTGGTTTAAATAGGAGCACCTCAAGAAATTGGGGTGCTTTTTTTTTATGGCACCAGAAAACGAAGTCACACTATATATAAACGGTCGTAAATATATTGGCTGGCGGTCTGTTCAAATTGATGTCAGTGTGAATTCTTTAGTTCGCGTATGCGAACTTGGTGCGGCACGAACTTCCAATAGAACGAGTCTTTGCGATGGCATAGAAGAAGGCGCTGATGCTGTTGTTAAAATAGGTTCTGATACTGTTTTGACAGGATATGTCGTTAGCAAAAAAGTTAGCTATTCTGAAAACAGCACACAGATCCAAATAACGATTAAAAGTAAAACCGTTGATTTGGAAGAATGCATGATTCCGCCAAAAAAACCAAATCAATGGAAAAATGCGCGGATTTCTTCAGTAATAAAAACGGTGGCTGGGTATTACGGAATAGAAACAATTGATAATGGCTTAGCTAAAAACGCTCGGAATATTGATTTTTCTACCCACGAAACTATAGGCAAGGGGATCGTAAACCTGCTTAAAGCTGACAGCCTTCTTATAAATGATGATGAATTTGGTGATTTAGTTATATGCGATATTGGTCAAAATGGTGACGCTCATGACCAACTTATATATGGTAAAAATATTTTGAGTGGGTCAAGGGACCACGATATATCAAAGGTTTTCAAAACATATGTTGTTATTGGGCAAGGCACAGATCCGGAAAGTAAAAGCAAAAATCCGGCAAATTCTTTGTCTGAGCCTTCGGAAAATGCAGAGTTTCCTAGAAATAGGGTCTTGGTTACTGAACAATCAGGAAATAGAACAAGAAAAGAGCTTAAAACTAGAGCAGATAATTTAAAGTTCAATTCTGTAGGAAATGCGGATGTTTTAACCTATCAAGTGCAGGGTTGGCGGCAAAGCAACGGGGATTTGTGGAAACAAAACATGAATGTCGTAGTAAAAGACCCAATGCTTGACATTAGCCAAACGCTCTTGGTTTCAAAAATTAGCTATAAGCTTGATCAAGACGGATCTACGACAACGATGGTGCTGAAATCCCATTGGGCGTTTGCGGTGACGGATCTACCAGATGCCGAAAAAGGCAAAACGACCAAAAAAACTAAAACGAAGCAGGCCAAGAAAGGAACGACATTCCTTGCCAAAGCGGGGTCCGGCAAACTATGAGCAACGGTCTGATTGATCTGGTCACGAGAGGAGTGCTGCTGGCCAAGAACGCTGCCCGGAAGATGCGGACGGTGCAGGTGCAGCTCTTCGCCGATGACCTGAGGGACGATGTCGAGCATTTTGAGCCGTATGGATTCACCTCTGAGGCCAAGACAGGCGCCGAGGTGCTTGCCGCATCCCTTGCCGGAGACAGAGAGCACACGATCGCATTCTGCATCACCGACCGACGCTACCGCCCCACGGGGCTCAAGGACGGCGAAGTTTGCGTTTTCGATGATCTGGGGCGAAAGGTCTATTTCTCCCGATCCGGGATCGTTGTCGAGGGCAAGGATTCGCCGGTGACAGTAAAGAGCTCTGGATCTGTGACGATTGACGCGCCCGAGACCACCATCACGGGCAAGCTGATTGTTACCGGGGACATTCAGGGCAAGGCTCAGGTCTACGACAGCAATGGCCGCCTGCAGGCCATCCGCGACACATACAACAGCCACACCCACAACGGCGGCTCGGCTCCCGATCAGAAGATGTGAGGCGAATATGAAGCGTAGCTGGAAGACGATGAAGCTTCTGATGGAGAGGTTCGAAGATGAATCGCTCCCGGAATATTTGAACGAGGTGAACGACGCTCCGGAATATGAAATTGACCCTCAGGATCGGGAAGAGGCGATCCGCAGGCGCGATCTGGTCTTCGGACATCTGCTGCTTCTGCAAGATTCGAACCTTGTGGCGGGGGTGGTGACGGTCAAAAGACTGCATGGAGGCAAGTGGGGGTTCAATCTAAACGCTCCCCGCCTGACGATGTCCGGGCATGACACGCTGGGAGCCTTAAGAAGCGATCCCGTTTGGCGGCTGGTATCGAAAAAAGCGGCGGAGGCCTCGGTGCCGATCACACTGGAGCTGATCAAAGCGGGGCTGAAGGCGCTGATCTGAAAACCCGCAGCGCACAAAACTAAACCCAGTCAGACGGGCATCTGGCTGGGCTTTTTTTATGACCTCAATCGTACTGAGGACACTGGAAATTATAGCAATGGTGATCATGAAACTTCTTGCCCCGGACCAAAAGCTTCGGCTGTGGGGAAGGGTTCTTCCGTGGGCCGTTATCGCCTGCCTGGTGATGGTCGCCGCGTCCTTTTCGTGGAGCTTGGTCAAATGATTCTGATGCTCAACGGCGTTGAGTCGACTTTGTCCGATTTTTGTGACGATGAGTTAAGACGGGCTGTGTACAACAGCCTTTTTTCATGGGCGCGGGCTTCGGATTCAGACGAGCTCCCAGGGGACTCGAAGCAGGGATGGTGGGGGGACACCTACGCTGATGACCCCGGCGACAAGTTTGGGTCGAAGCTTTGGCTGCTGTCCCGCTCGAAGGTGACTCAGGAGACGCTGCTTAAAGCGCAGGAATACGCCGCGGCCGCCCTGCAGTGGATGATCGATGACGGCATCGCCAAAAGTGTTGACGTGAGCGCAGAGCGCGGCGGCGCCGACCAGCTGAATCTTACGGTCACGATTCGGAAGCCCGGCGATTCAGATCTGATCGGCATGAGATTCCAGGACATTTGGAGCGAATGATGGCATTTGTAAGACCAACGCTGCGGGAGCTGATTTCCCGCATCAGCTCGGGGATTCAATCGCGCCTGAGCGTTCCGCAGGTGCGCAGAAGCAACGCGACGGTTTATAGCCGGGTGCTGGCGGGGGCGAGTCATGAACTCCACGGCTTCATCGAATATGCGGCGAAGCAAATTCTTGTGGACACGGCAGACTCCGAGCATCTCGACCGCCACGCCTCGATTTTCGGAATCACAAGAAAGGCGGCTTCAAAAGCTTCCGGAACTGTGAAATTCAGCTTTCAGGACGGCGTTGTGAACGTGCCTGTAGGAACCATTCTGCAGGGCGGAGATGAGCAGCAGTTTCAGGTGACTGTCGCTCCGGATTCGAGCGGCGTTGCGTCTGTTGAAGCTCTGGTGGCCGGCGAGGCGGGAAACATCGAATCGGGCGACGCGCTCACGCTGATCTCTCCGATTGAAGGCGTGATTTCCGAGGCCGAGTCTCAGGGTATAGCGGGCGGAGCCGATGCAGAGGACGATGAAAGCCTTCGGGCCCGCGTGCTTGCAAGGCAGAGAGAAACGCCGCATGGCGGAACGTCGGCTGACTATGTCCAGTGGGCGCTGGCCGTCCCGGGGGTGACTCGAGCCTGGTGCTATCCGCTCGAAAACGGGGATGGGACGGTTGTCGTGAGGTTTGTCTGCGACGATCTGGCTGACATTTCACCGACCACCGAAATGGTGAAGCAGGTCCAGGCCTATATCGACGAGAAGCGCCCTGTGACTGCCGATGTGACGGTTATGGGTCCGACGCTTAAGGCGGTCAATATCGAGATCAGCACTCTCACACCGGACACGTCCGATGTCAGGGCTGCGGTCGAGGCTGAGCTCAAGGACCTCTTCATGAAGGAAAGCGAGCCCTCGAGAAGCATCTATCTGTCGCACATAAGAGCGGCCATCTCCGCAGCCGCGGGCGAAGTCGACCACACTCTTGTTTCCCCGACTTCCAATCCGACGGCGGGGACTAATGAGCTGCTCACCCTGGGGACGATCACATGGAACTGACGACGCAGGAAGAGTACTCCCGGATGCTGAAGCAGTTGCTTCCTCCTGGTCCAGCCTGGCCGAGGGGCGACGCCACATCCCTCATGGGCATGATGATCGAGGTTTGGGCCGAGGAGTTCAGCAGCGTTGATTCCCGAGTGCGGACGCTGATGCGAGAAGCCGACCCTCGCTTCGCGGTGGAGACGTTTGAGAACTGGCTGGACGACTGGGGATTGCCTGACGACTGCATTCGAGCCTGGTCCAGTGCCAATCAGACGACGCTGCGCACACTGCTCATGTACAAGATCAAGAACATCGGCAGGCAGGATCGGTCCTACTTTGTCGAGCTTGCAGAGATGTTCGGATACCGAATCGTCATCGATGAGTTCCGCCAGCACTCCGTGCAGTCAACCTCAATGGACGCTGTCTGCGGGGAGAACTGGCGGCACATCTGGCGGGTCGACGTAATGACAGGGGCCGGGTCGGTTATGGGGTACCACAACACGCTGGGGCCGGTGAACGAGGCGCTCGCCTGGTGGGGCGACCGACTTATTGAGTGCCTGATCAAGCGGTACAAGCCAGCTCATACCGACTTGTATTTCGGCTACTACAGCTTTGAAGGAGACAACGCGTAATGGACAGAATCTTTCTTTCTGGCGCCGTGCAGAACGAGCCCAACATTCCCGATGACGTCGACCCGGGGTACCCGACTGATGGGTCGTCCGGTGGTGGGGTAGCGTCAACCATCCCTGGGGCGATCTGGTACAACGCGGTCATGATGGAGCTAATAAATGCCATCAAGGGCGGCGGCATCACGCCGGACCGGCACGACAATGCCCAGCTTGACGCAGCTATCAAAGCCCAAATCAAGTCTGTGAATCAGGCTCTGACAGACGCTGTTGCCCAGATCCAGGCAAAAGTTGCTCAAGTTGAAGTGGTCCCGCCCGGAGCAATCATGTTCTTCCCGACTTCTTCTTCTCCGAACGCAAACTGGCTTGTATGCAACGGCCAGGCGGTGAGCCGTTCGGCCTACGCGAACCTGTTCTCTGTGATCGGGACCAAATATGGCTCGGGTAACGGGAGCACGACATTCAATCTGCCATATCTGATCGACAAGACGGTGTGGGGCGGGCAGAGCAATGTAGGCGAGCAGAGAAGCGCGGGGCTTCCGAACATAACTGGCGGCATCAAGGTCGCGGTTGACTCCGGCGGCGAACGCAATGCATGGGGCGCGGCTTATTACGGCGGAGCATACGACCCGAATTTCAGGCATATGAACGAGGGATATCACGAGTGGGGCAATGAAATCGTGTTCGATGCCTCTCGCTCCAACGGAATTTATGGACGGTCAGGAACAGTGCAGCCTCCGGCTCTCGTTTTGCTCCCCTGCATTCATATTTAGGCTTTTATTAGAAAGACAAGCCCCGCCCAGACGGCCATCTGAGCGGGGCTTTTTATATGGAAATCGAGACTTTCCATGAATGAAATTATACCCGTGCTGGCGGCACTTCTGCCGCTGAGAGAGGCCATGATGAAGCCAGACAAGGAACTTCCTGCTTATCTGCGAGTGCTGCGGTGGGGAGTGACGATATTTGTTCTCGCTTACGGGATCCTGCTTATTGCCGAGAAGATGAAAAGCATTTTCTTTTAGAGGTAAAGATGAAGAGACTTTATTACTCAGACGCGTCTGACACGCCGCCTTCTCCGCCTAAGAATCCGATCACAAATCAGTATCCGCAGGATGGAAACAGAGCGAAAAAGCAGATGCCGACAGTGATCGGGGCCTACTGGTACCACATGATCACCGAGGAGTTCATGGCGGTGATCGAACAGGCCGGGCTGGAGCCGTCGCTTACAAATCTGCATCAGCTGGCTGATGTCTTTGCCGACTTCAAAACGCGGGCTGCAGGGGCCGAGGCTTACAAAACAGCGGCTGAAGCGGCCGCGACCCGGGCTGAAACGGCTGCCAACGGCGTTGTCACTGAAACAGCATCAAAGATTCAAGAAATCGATGCTGAAGGTGATAAGCAGGTCAAAGCCGTCCAGGACGCCGGGTCGACTGTTTCGTCTGACATCGAAGCGGGGAAAACAGCCCTGCAGAGCAAGCTCACAGAGCTTATTGCACAGCTGGATGCAGAGGGAGGAACCGAGGCCGCGTACGTGAAGCAGCAGGCGCAGGACATCCTCGATCAGATCACAGCCTCTGAATCTAATGCCAAAACATACGCTGAAAATGCTGCGGCCAGCGCGTCCTCTGCTGTGACCACGGTTTCGGATGGAAAACAGGCGATAACAGATCTTCAGGCGGCTGCAACAGCGGCAGTACGGGCGCAGCAGACCACTTCTGTTAAAGCTGTGAGCGACGCTCAGAGCTCTGCGCAAACTGCTGTTGCATCCGCTCAGTCAACGGCTGTTTCTGCAGTCAAATCTCAGGAAACCGCGAGCATCCAGGCGATTGAGACAGAGATGGAGACTATCGACCTCGGAGAGCTGTCATGAAATCCAAGTATCTGCAGCTTCGCGGCGGAACGACAGCCAAGAATGAAGCTTTCACCGGCAAAAGCAGGGAGCTGACGGTCGACACGGACGAGAAGCGCCTTCGGGTCCATGACGGCACAACGGCCGGCGGCCATCCCGTAGCGAAAGCGTCCGAGATTCCAACAAAGACAAGCGAGCTTGAGAACGATGCTTACGAGACGAAGACCAGTCTCAGCAAGCTATCACAACTGACGGATGACGTGGGCTACTGGACGAAAACAGGTCTCACAAAACTGTCCCAGCTCACAAACGACAGCGGGTATCAGACCGGGCATTGCACCTACTGCACCTACTGTTCGTACTGCACAAACTGCACATGAGGCTTTAGATGTCTTTAAAGGAAATCTTGTGGAAGGGCGGAACGGCATCGCAAAACGATGCGTACACGGGAGACTCAGGCGAGATCACGATCGACACGGACAGCCACCGCATTCGCGTTCACGATGGCGAGACGCCAGGCGGCACGGCTCTGGCACTCGTGAGCGACATCCCGACAAAGCTCTCGCAATTGACGAATGACGCGGGAGCATGGGAGAAGGGGGCGCTCACGGCATTGTCCCAGCTGACGGATGACGTGGGCTACTGGAAGAAGGCGGATTTAACAAAGATTTCACAGCTTACTAACGACTCTGGATTTCAAACCGGGCACTGTTCGTATTGCTCTTACTGCTCGTACTGTTCACAGTGCAATAACTGCCTCAATTGCAACACGGTTCAATGTACGACCGTGAACTGCACAACCGTAAATTGCACAACCGTTAAGTGTTCTGTTTATACAAACTGCAGTTACTGCAGCAACTGCAGCAACTGTGATTGCAACTGCAATTGTTGTGACGCATAAGGGGCGGTCATGGTTAAGAAAATTCTTTTAAAGAGAGGATCCACCGCCGCCACGGGAGCATACGCTGGGAAATCCCGCGAGGTCACCGTCAACACAGACAAAAAAATCCTTGTTGTGCATGACGGAGTAACAGTGGGCGGAACGAGTCTTGCCAGGCTTTCAGAGTTGCCTACAAAACTATCTCAGCTGACAGAGGACAGCGGAATCTGGACAAAAAATGCTCTTACTCTTGCGAGCCTTACAGACGATGTTGGGTACTGGAAAAAGTCTGATCTAACAAAAGTCTCACAGCTCACTAACGACAACAAATACAAGACCGCGCACTGCTCCTATTGCAGCCATTGCACGTACTGCTCTAACTGCGGGCGCTGCAACAACGTTCAATGCAGCCAGGTTCAATGCGGTCAGGTTCAATGCAATCAGGTGCAGTGTTCGCAATGTTCAGGGCAATGCACAAACTGTAGCAATTGTAGTGGCAGCAGTGACTGCTGCGACAACTAGGGGGGATTTATGAAAAAAATAGCAGCGTGCGCCCTTGAAGACCACAATCATTTTGTCAATATTTTCGTTACTGACGAGGCCATGAGTGTTGCGCTATTTTCGCCGTATAGCGGGGATCAGGACGCGATCTCTTCTGACCAGTGCGGAACCTTTTTGAATCAGCACAACACATCCCCCTTCATGCTCAATAACGGAATCGTTGTGGCGGGAGCAGACCTCAAGGAAGGTCTGGCAGGCAAATTCATCTGCATTGGAAAAACTACGTATTTTTCCAACCCTGTTGCCGCAAAAAATGCTTCTGTAGAGTGTTATGGGAGCGGGGAAATCACGGATCGTCGCTCCATGGCGTGGTTTGTAAAAAATGGATGGCTTTCTGCCCCGACCACTCGTAACCCGATGAGCTACTTCACGAAAGCAGGGACGATGCGCACTTTGCAGCTTGAACGCATGCAGCTTGCGGTACAGCTCATTATGCCGTTTGCCTCTGAGTCGGTGACGAGCGACTACAACAGCATTCAGTTCAACTACTCTCCCACATACGGGTATCGTTGCAACCTTCCTGTTGAAGAATTCACGCTTGAACAGCTCCAGAATCACGGGAACGGATGGTCTCCGAACCCGGTTTTGGCTCTTTCTGGTCCTGAATCGACCGAGGAAGACAAAGATGCGGAATTCTCTGTCTCCATGTCATGGGAAGACGGAACAGCAATTGAACACGATTCTGAAATTTATATTGATTCCACCGGTGGATACGTTCCTCTGCGCAGGCTTGTACTGAGCAATGGAGTGGGTAAATTCCGCATCCGGGCTCTGGGTCTCAAGGCAGGCGAGTCGTTCAAGGTGAAGGTGGGATGGCGGTATTTCACTGGTGCGGCTGAAAAGACGGTGCTCGTTGTATGATCCGGCGCCTGAATATCGTACTGGGTGCGGCATGCAATAGGCATTGCTCCTACTGTTGCCAGGCGGCTCCCGCAGACAGGTTGTCATGTGGAAAAACAGACTGGTCGGGTCTCAGAAAAAAGCTTCGCTTTTATAACGAGAATGGCGCCTTCAGAAAGCTTGAGCGCATCAGTTTCTGGGGCGGAGAACCCATGCTTTATTGGGGCGTTGTTAAGGCGCTCTACCAGGTTCTGTGTGACGACGGCGTTTATCCAGACTCTATTTACCGGGTTGCTACAAACGGGGATCTTATAAACGAAGATTACGTGCAGTTCGCCAACAGCACCCCAGGGTGGTTGACAACGGTGAGTTGGCACGATGGTTCTATATCAGAGAGCCAGTGGTCAGTTCTGAGACGTCTTGATAACTGCTTTATAACGGGTCTGGTCACGAGCCGGTGGAGGGATGAAATTCCCGCCATGAGAGATAAATATGACTCTCTTGGTCTGAGTCTGCCGGTACAGCTATGGCCAGTCCACTTTGTGGGCCAGTGCTCTGAGGATGACAAACTCACCGCTAAAAGCGTTGATGATGCCCTTGAGTACATTCGAATCCTTGTTGCCCATGCATCCAGGCGCGGGCGAGAGAGGCCTGATTGTGGGGACGAGTCGGTTCTAACAGTTGATTTACATGGCCGTGAATACCTGTGCCAACACAATCCGTCGCCTGAGACATTGAGTTCTCATAGTCGACTGTACCGGGCTGAAACCGTCAGAAAAGGATGTCGCGAATGCGTTGCCTGGGACCATTGCGGAGGCGGATGTTTTCTTACTTCAAATCGAAAAGCGGAGTGCCGGTTCTACCGGGAATACGTTCGGCTAGGGAGATCTTTGAATGAAACTGCGTCTTAATGTTAGGGAGCGAGATGGATCGCGCCACGTATGGGAATACGACAACGTGACGAACGAACTGTGGCGAGAGGGCGTACTTCTTGATCTGTCGAAAGATGAGCGCTTATCACAGTATATGAGCGGCCAGACTCACAGAGCACAGGTTTTCTCCGACAGCAAGAGCAAGGATCTCTACGATCTGAGAATACAGTTAGGTCTTCGCTGCAACATGCATTGTCGTTATTGCGCGCAGTCGGATCGAGCTTTAGAGAAGGCGTGCTGGGGGCCCAAGGACGTACCCGCGTTCATCGCAAAACTCAAGGCCGGCAACGTCAATGTGACTGGCGTCATCGAACTCTGGGGTGGAGAGCCTTTTGTTTATTGGAAGACTATTAAAAATCTTGTCCCTCAGTTGCGCGAAATGTATCCCAACGTCCGGTTTGCCATGATCACAAATGGGACGCTTCTAACTGAAGACAAGATTTCATTCTGCGAGAAATATCGTATTGATCTTACATTTAGTCATGATGGACAGGGCTATCGGCTCCGCGGTGCGGATCCCCTGGACGATCCAAAAATGGTTGATCTGTGGAGGCTTGCGTTCTCAAAACTTCGCTGCAACATCAATTGCGTTCTATCCCCGGCAAATACAGATATAGAGCAGATCATTGAACACATTCATTCCCGACTCGGGGCTGTGCCTATCAACTTCGAAGGCATCATGACCCATGTAGGAGTGACAGATAAAGAATTGATGTTCTCAGACAAGCAGTTGCTCACGCTCCAAAAAAACATTTTTACAGCAATGACATCCGGACCGTGGGCTAAATTTCCGGCGCTGGAGCAGCAGTGCCGCAGCCTTATCCAGATGCTAGTGAATCGAAAGAGACTGAACCCGAGAGCAGTTAAGTGCTGCATGCATTCTCCTGATAATGCTGCAGTTAATCTCAACGGAGATGTACTTTCTTGCCACGATCATTGCACACCGGACAAGTTTGTCGGGAGGATAGAGGACCTGGAGGGCGTGGATATCTCTCGCTGTTTTAAACCATGGTGTGAGAGGCCGGAGTGCCGCAAATGCCTCGTTCTGTCCATGTGCCGCGGCGCCTGCCCGCAGATTGAGGGGCTGGCAAGGACGCTCACATGCAAAAACGAGGGTGCTTACAAGTTTGCTGTCTTCCAGGCTGTTATCTGGCTGCTGTTTGGCCTGACGCTGGAGTCGTATGCACCGGTGGAGGGCTGACCATGTGCACGTCAGAAACTTTTTACAACCGAGCGGCCGCCCGAATAGGCGGCTTTTTTAGTACCCCGACTTTGGCTAAGGGTGCGCTTCCGATAGGAGTGGCTGGAATGGATTTTGCAGGACTGACGCTTGGTGAGCTGGTTCAGCTGCTGACTCTGATCTATACAGCGCTTCTCATCCTCGGGGCGATCCCGAAAGCGATAGCGGGCATCCAGGCGCTGAAGGATCGGTTTAGATCCAAGGGGAAGGAAGAAGAATAAAAGCAAACCCGGCGGGAGCTGGAACTCCGGCCGGGCACTAAATACACGACATAGATGGGTGGCATCTATATGGAAGATGATACCAAAGAAAGATTAGACAGACTAGAGGCTTTTATGGATGAGCAAAGGTTGGAAAAAGTTCAGCAAGCCGCCATTGATAACTACAAAAAAGAGCGTTTCCATTATTGGAAAGAGAGAGTCTTAGTCGCTTGCGCTCTTATCGGAGGTGTTCTCGGCGTAATCGGGTTCGTCCGATCACTGTGAGGACTCAGGGAGCTTTTCTCATGAATCGCTATCAAATAGCAGCCATGACCGTATCAGCCGCCACGTTGGTAGGGATCGCCGGGTACGAAGGCTATTCCTCGGTGGCTTATGTTCCGGTAAAGGGCGATGCCCCGACTATCGGATGGGGTACGACAACGGGAGTGAAGAAAGGCGATACTATCGAGCCGACACAGGCGCTCCAGAGACTGTACCGGGATACCGAGATGGCGAAGGCCGGAATAAGTAACTGCATCAAAGTCCCGATAAGCCAAGGGGAACTAGATGCGTATCTGTCGCTTTCTTACAACATCGGGGCCGGGGCGTTTTGCAAGTCGACGCTTGTGAAGAGGCTGAACCGCGGCGATTACGCCGGAGCGTGCTCGGAGATTAAGCGCTGGTGCTACTTCAAGGGAAAAAAGTTACCCGGTTTAGTCGAGAGAAGAGAGAAGGAATACCGGACGTGCTTGAGGGGGCAGCCATGACAAAACTAACGCTACTGAAGATTCTTTCCTTCATTGCCTACATAGTTGCGCTCTTCGCCGCCGGCTACCAGTACGGGCACCAGAAGACAGCCGCGGCCTACGAGGCACAGATCGCCAAAGACAAGGCGGCTCAGGCCGAGTCCGCTCAGGCGCTAGAGTCACAATATCGGGAGAAAGAAAATGAGAGTGCAAAGAGAGTCGACGCGGCTCTGGCTGCGAGAGACAAAGCCCTGGCTGATGCTAGTCGTGTGCGGGCTGATGCTGAGCGGGTGCGCCTCCAGTCCGACAGTCTCAGCAAGCGTCTGTCCAGAGCCTCCGAAGCCCACGCCGCTGCCGCAGACGGTCACTCAGAGCGACTCGGAAAGTGCGAGAGCTTACTCTCAGAAAGTTCAGACCTTCTCGGCGAAAGTGTCGAGCTGGCAGGCGAAGGTGCGAGCTTATCTGTCAGAGTAGCCGCCGATAAGGACGCCGTGGTCAATTCAATTCAACCGATCAATTGAATTCGCCGCGCTTGCCAATTTGATGAATTGAATCGAGTTGAATTGACTACATGGGGACAGTTTGTCCCCACGTATACCTCTATTCTTTAACGCTCAAATCGAGCGACCCGCCCAATTTTTTCAAAGCTTCCTCAACCGTATCAATACTGGCGCTGTCCCTCGTAAGGTCGACAAGCCTGCTTGCTTCTGAGTGTGAGACGCCGAGTTTTTTTGCTACATCAGAGATCTTCAGTCCTTTGCTTTTCATGAAGTTCCAAAACAGCATTTTCGCCTGTATTCTGGCAGGGACAGAAATTCCAACCTCGCCCTTCCGCAATTCGCTGGGGAGCGGGAAGGGGAGCTGTTTCTTTCTATAAAACAGAACAAGTGTCCCCGGAAGCATCTGGCTTGCCCAGTCCAACGCCTCTTTTTCTGTATCCGCGTCATAAACGCACTCCGGGATATCCCGGCATGTCACTTCGAACCCTCCATCCTTTGGCAGTACCTTGATTCCGTAGCGCATATAAAATCTCCTTGAGGTGAGAGTGTGGATGCCTCCCCGACCGAACGGGGAGGACTTTTAATTACCGAAGCTTTTTATTTGAGCGGGGCTTCGTTTCTCGCGTTACCTTCTTTAGCTTCAATCGGAATTTGACGATCCACAGGTTGATGGCTAAATCAAAGGTTCTTTCGGTTTTTATGTCCACATATCTCACCTCCTTTCTGGCTATAATAATACAGTAATTGTATCATTATGTCAAGAGGGATGTAGGTCTTTTCCGTTTATTGCCACAAATGAAGCCACAAATGAAGAGGCTTCTGCCAATTAAAGTCCTATACATATGGGCTGTTCGAATCCCACCACCCCGACCAAATCCAGGAAAGGAGGTGACGTAAGTTGCCTCCTTTTTCTTTGTCTTTGTCTACGCACTCTCAATAAAATCATGAGCTTATGACAATTCATAAGCGTTGTCATTGCTTATGTTTGTCTACATGACCATGTCGTAAGCTCGAAATCTATGCCACAATTATTACCACAAATAAAGCCCGTGCTTAAAAAATAGGCAGCTAAACCACGGATTTTTTTGTGGCAATAACGATTTTTTGTACAGAAAAACAATCTGTTGCGAGGAATTAGCGTTCATGAGAGTGGCAAACCGAATGACTGAAAAGCGGCTGAAAGCCTTGACAGCAGACGCTTCGTGCGGTGTTGTGCCGGGGCTTTATGTGTCTGTCAGGAGGCTCAAGGACGGTTCATACGCGAAGTATTTCCTGCTTCGTGAGCGCAGCCTGAAGCGTGTATTCACACTAGGTAAATTCCCTGAGATGACCTTGGCCGAGGCATTCGAAAAAGGAAGGTTGTGGAAAAAGAAGATTGCTGAGGGGATTGACCCGGCCAAGGAAGAGAAGGCCGCGATGGAGGCGTTGCGTCCTGCAGACCCGGGCAAAGAAGAGAACGTTCTGACTTTCGAAAAGCTGATATGGAAGTGGATCGAGTTCAATGAAAAGCGCGGCCGGTGGAAGAACGCGAACAAATCCCGGGATCAGGTTTGGACGGGGTTCTTCAGGAATCACATCCCGCAGGAGATCCGCGACTGCCCGGTTGTGGATTTGACTCCGCAGATGTTTTGCGACGCGTTAGGAGAGAAGTGGCGTACCATGATTGACACGCCGGAGCGCATTCTCGGTGACGCGAAGCGGGCGATCGATTGGGCGATACGCTCCGAGATGGTCCCACCGATGGTGAACCCGTGCCAGGTTGTCGACGGGCGCCTTGGAGATCTGCTTCCGCTTGATCGTCCAGAAGGAGGCCATGAGCCCGCTCTGCCGCCAAAACGCATGCCAGAGTTTTTCAAGGCTCTGATGAAGCTTGTTCCGGTGAGCCAGACGGCCAGATGTCTCGCGTTTGCCATCCTAACGTCGGCTCGCAACACGACAGCCCGCGAGGCCACCTGGGGGGAGATACAGAAAGACGACAACGACCAGTGGCTACATGTCATTCCCCGGACTCGCATGAAGGTTAAGAGCGAGAAGATTCCGTTTGATCGAAAGACGCCGCTTTGTGAAGAGGCGGTTCAGTTGATCAGGACGGCGCCGCGGATGGGAAATGATCCGGATGACTATATCTTCCCGAATGTCAACAAGGGGCATAGCTCGCCGTTTACGCGCGACGCCGTTCGTGCGCTTATCAAGCGCATGCATGACAAGCAGCGAAAAATCGACGGCATCGGCTGGGTGGATCCTGATCAGTTCCATGCGAAGACCGGCAAGCCCCGCATAGTGACGCTTCACGGCCTCGCCCGAGCGACGTTCAACACTTGGGCCAAGGATGCCAAGGGATACGGCCACAAGCCGTTCTCGCGCGATTTAAGGGAGAGTTGCCTCGATCACCGAAACGAGTCCTACCAGTGTGCCTACGACCGGGAGCAGGCTCTGGGGGACATGAGGGAGGTCTATGACGCCTGGGGAAAGTTCTGTGCTTCTTTATGCCGCTAGTTGTTCTGTATATTTTTCTTTTTGGCTCCAAACTATGGGGATTGTCTGATAGTTATTTAATGGATTTATTACGGTGTCTTCATTAGCGGCAATTTCTTGATCATTTATTACTACATAAAGGCGGCTTTCTTCTTTTCTGTTTATTTTTGTGTCTGTCCAAGACCACAAAATTTGCTGGGTTATGCTCTTGTTAGGGGTGTTCATAATCCTTAAAAGCCTTTCAGGATTATTTTTTGATTTTGGAATTGCAAAATCAAATTTATAAGATAATGAAGATCTGCCAATTAACTGAATATTTGGTATATATCGCACATTATTTATATCAAGCCAGTCTTTTACATCGTCAAAAAAGAAAGAAAACGCTTGTTCCTTTGATGTGTAAAACAGATCACTAACACTCAGCATTGCTTGAATAAGGTTGTTCATATGCAAGCCAAGCGAGTTTTTATCGCCAACATTAACTTTTGTAATCAACTCTCCATCTTTTTCTGTAATGCCGAAACCGCGAAGAGTTACTTCAAGCAAAGATTTCCGTTTCCCAGAGCTTAAATCAACGCCAGAGCACAACAGGTCGTTTAATATCTCTCCAGCGTCTGTTAAACAATATTCATTTTTATTTTTAGTAATATAAATTTGAATTTTATCATTGTGCCGGTCTAAAAAAGGAGTGGTGATTTCTGTATATTCACCATGGCTGCGCTGAGCACTTTTTAGTTGAGATTTAAGCCAGTCTATATATTCATTTGCGAAGTCTTCCATCAAAATAACTCCTCATTTCCAGAAATATCTTCTGCAAATAAAACCGCTCTTACATTGAAGCGCTTCATAAAATCTTCTAAACTTTTTTTGGGATCATCTGGATCTCGTATCCATTTAACTGGCAAAGCAACTTTGTCGCCATATTTTTCAGAATATAAATGTATGTGTGGCGCGCCTATTTCTGTGCCATCGGGGTTTCTGTGTTCTCCATACATATCTAACCTAGCAAGAACTGTTGATGTTCTTACACGCAATTGAGCTTTTATTTTTAGAATTATTCTTTTTTGTGAAATATCAAAAATAAATTTCTCTTTTAAGCTCTTTGATTCCAAGGGAACAATGATCGGTTCTTTCTCTAAGTGCTTGGTGGTAAAAAGCTCAGACGTTGTCCTCGTCTTTTCCGTCTCCAAAAGAACTTTAGCTCTTTCGTCAGATATAACCGCTTTTTTCATCATTTAAGCCACCACCCAGACGTTTCTTAAGTTTCGTACGTTGGATGGTAGCTCTCTGCGGCGCTATACGACAAGTTATTTGAGACTTATACAGAGCTTGACGAACCAACAGATCTCGCCCACCTTTTAAGATCATCAACCTTAAACCTCACACACTTTGATGAGAGATAAACAGGCCTAGGAAAGCTAGGCTCATTCTTTACCTTTTTCCAAACTGTGCTCACACCGATGGAGAGCATGGCCGCAGCCTGCTTGACGTCGACCATCAGGATGCCGAAGACCGGCTCCACATTTTTGCGCCTTCTCATTTCACTTCCTCCTTCGCCTTTTCTGCAAGCTCTTTGAACTTCAGCCAGGCTTTTCTTCTCTCATGCCCAGTCGTTCCACTGGCCCTGATGACGTCAACGAAATACGAGCAGAGCCTGTATTCCTTCCACTCCATCAAGTCCAGGACGAATGGCATCGTCTTCACCACCAGATCGCCGTATGACGGGTCCACGCTGAACTCGCAGGCAGAGCTGAAGTACCGGTTCAGGTACCACATAGACTTGTCGATGTCCTCGGCCCTGCGGCCTTTAAACGGGGAGCGCAAGATGTACTTGAAAGCGTTCCCGAGGCAGAAGCTGCAGTGCTCCGTGAGCTCGATCACCTCGCGGCTGTACCTCGTGTAATGCGCCGGATGATTAACCGGATCAGCCTTCGCCGGAACTTCCGCCGCTGTCTTGGGAGCCTCAGCCTCCGGTTCTTCTTTCCAGCGCGGCCAGTAGTCGTGCAGCGCCTGCCTGATCACTTTCGGATCTACAGAGAACTGCACGGCGAGCTGAGGAATGGTCTTGCCAAGGCCATTGAGCTTTTTGATTTCATCGCCGTGATTCATTACAACGTCCTTCGCGTGCTCGTCCTTCGGCCAAACTTTAATCTGTCCCATTTTCGTTCACCCTGAATTTCAGTTTGCTGTCGAGCAGATCCTCGGCCGCGTCGTAGTACTGCGCCCCTTTCCCCATCACATAGCGCTGAGTCGAAATGCGGCTGGGCGGAAAGTAAGACACGAGATCCTCAAACGTTGAGGCCGCCATGTGCCTCAGGTGCTTCAGCTGCGGATACAAAATCCGGCCATGGCTCAGCCAGACGTTTGCGATCATCTGGAGAAGCTGATTCTGCTGTTCGATCTCTCGCATGTAAGCCTCCCGCTGCGACTTGTCTTCAACCCACGAGGAGAGACCGTAGGCGAAGACGAGCTGCGACTTGGCCAGCCCGAGGTACGGCTTCAGGTCGTCTGCAGCCTTGCTGTACCTGATCGCGGCCAGAGGCTCGAGAAAATCGCCAGCAAAGCGGTTGATGTCGGACTCGAGCCAGTAGCCGTCGCCTTTGATGAGAAGCCTCGAAAGCGCCGAGGCCTGCCTGAGTCCGACTTCAAGATTCAGGCGGCGGTGCGGCTTGCGGGGTTTTTTGCTCTTTGGCATGGTTCACTCTCTGCCAAAAAGCTTTGAGAAAAAGCCTCGCGTGTCTTTCCCTGTTTTTTCAGCCGAGTTGACCGACGCTAGGCCTCGTTCAAGCAAATCACAAGCAACGTATTTCAAATACTGATTCCGCTCAGACGACAATTTCTCCACGCGAGCAAACAGGTCTTCTGGCACAAGAATATTCAACTGCTTAAAACCCTCAGGAATCTGAGTCCTTATTGACGCTTCGGAGCTTTCAATTTTTCTCAACCTTCTTAATTCGCTATCCTCGTGTTCGTTTCGATAAGAATCAAACAAGTCGGCTTCTTTTAAAAAAGTGGCTACAGCTTGGTATGAGAGATTTGTTTTTTCTGCTATGTCCGAAACACTTTCCTTGTTTTTGTATCTTTCGACAATTTCTGTCGATTTGCGAACAACCCTAGTACATTGCCGCCTGCCCTTTGGCAATTTTCCATCAGGCCCCGTATAAATCAAACGGTTCTCGCCTAAAGTTCGAATAACAGCGGCAATGTTGTCCGGGTTGGACGGCTGTACCCCAGCCGCCCTGGCGCAATCGGCAAACCCATAACCCTTCTTGAAACGTGAAGTAATATCGTCAATCTGTTTTTTGGTAAATTGTTTTGTCATGGCTTATCTCCCCGTGCTCCCGAATCCGCCAGCTCCGCGCTCGGTCGCCGAGAGCTCGGCAACCGGCACGACCATCACATCAGGAATCGGCAGAATCATGATCTGGGCGATGCGATCGCCGATGTGGACATGCCAGGGAGCTGTGGCGAAAAGCGGAATGCTTACCTCGCCCCTATAGTCGGAGTCGATAACCGTGGCTGGCTTCAGTACTCCGGCTTTAAGCACGCTTGATCTCGTGAAGATAAGTCCAGCGCAGCCGCTCGGAATTTCCATCGCGAGTCCAGTTCCAACAATCGTTGTTTTACCGACTTCAAGATCAATATCCTGAGTCGAGTACAGGTCCAAGCACGCAGCCCCTATTGACCCCTTTGTCGGAAGTCGAGCCAAATCGTTCAGTTTTTCGCAGTAGAGGAACACGCTACTCATTTTTCATGTCCTCCATGCTCTGCTTGGCTGCATAAAGAAGATCGCACAAACGGTCTATGCTTTTAGAAGATGTTAACGGAACCTGCTGAATAACCTGTTTTAAAGATCCGCTTCTAATAATGAGAATTGGATACCCATTTCCAATTTCGATTGAAAAACAGATTTCAGGATTCATTTTTTATCTCCGTCTGATCCGAAAATGGCGGTTCCGCCGCGAAGCGTTTCTCTTAAATCGAAAAGCTTTTTCTGCGTCCTGGTGAGAAAAAGTTTTTCTAGCTCCAGGATGTCTTTTTTAGCCAGACGCACTTCAATGAGCTTGAGGGCACGGGCCGCAGAAACGCTTATTCTTCTGAAACTCTTGTAAAGCTCCTTGTCCATCACACGACCCTCAAAGATTTGCCAGGAGCGGAGAGCTTGGCCCCGGGGATGTCGTCGCCTTCCTTCAGATCAGCTTTCAACAGAGCTTTATTGAGCCGCGGCTCGGAAATCCAGTACTTATCCGGGATCTGAGACTCGTCGAAAATCTCGACGCTGGGGGCCGTTTTGGCCACGCTGATCCGGAAGTCCGGAGATTCAACCTTCTTGATCCCCTGGGCAGTCATCGCGTCAAGCAGGTACTGCTTGATGTGCTTGTTGCGATTCTCCAGAGCCTTTCTGCGTTTGTAGATCGCCTCTTCTCGATCCTTCATCTGCGCGATCAGGGCCGCGCAATTGTTCATGTATCCTGCCAGAGCCACGGCCTTATCCTTGAAATCCATGGACAGGGCGTTGAAATCATCCTCCACCGCCTTCAAGGCTTCAGGATCAACCACTTCTCCGGTTTCTTCGTCATAGCAGCTCTGGATGCGCTCAATAAGCGCGTCCATCTGCACGCTGATTTGATACAGATTTGCCATTTGCATTCATTCCTTAAAACGGGATGTTTTCGTCGGGTTCGCTAGACGAGGCTTCCTGGATGGGCTCGGAAGTACGAACGCGGAGCGTACGGTCTTTCAGCGTCGCGAGCCTCTTTTCCATCGCCTTTGCCTCGGTGGCTCGGTCGAGGATCTCGGCCGCGGTCATCTTCGTCGTCTTGTCGAACGGCGTGACGATGTTCATGCTGTACGGGTAGCGCTCGTTGCTGGGATCGTTGATCCTCTGGAGGAGCAGGCCAATCGGCTTGTCGATGAGTTCAGGAAAGCGATCAACAGGCGTCACAGTTCCGTTGCGATTCACATCTCCGCTTACAGATACAACCTCCTTCAGGCGAAGAACTGTCATGATGGCGTCCACAATGGCGCGGTTGAATGTCGCTTCGCCATTGATCTTCTGAACGCACATCGAAATGTTGCACCGCTGTCCCTCAACAGACAGGAAGTCAAAATGCATGAACCCAGCGCCGCTGCGTGTTCTGATGAAATAAGCGTCCTTAAAAACGCCCTCATAGGCGCCGCTGATATCAATCATTTGTGCTTTTCCGACAGAGCGAGCGCCCTTAGGATCGAGAGAAAATTTCATTTCATGCTCCTTTAACGTTTGAAGTGATTCCGTAGTAGCTGCATATAGCCGCATCGACTGCAGCAAGGTCGTTGTCGATTTCTGGATCATTGAAGAGTCCCATGGGCGACTTGACGGTGTCTGACCCCGAGTTCTGCGTTGAGAAGAAATAGCGGCCATTGACGACGTGTGTTCTAAGAACTGTGGTGAACAAGCCCTCTACAACAATCTTGTCGTCCAGAAGCTTTCCGAGCGTCTTGATGCGCGTGTTCCCGAACTCGTCCGTTGCTGTGTGAGCAAGGACGTAAACCCGCTTGTCGTGATCGAGATCTGAAGCGGCTTTTGCGATATCGAATCCGGCGCCCCCGATGTCGTTGAACTTGTCGAACGATTTCTCGTTTCTCCGGTTCATGTACATATTCGCTAGGATGTACTGCCAGTCGTCGATCACGATGATGCTGGCCGTTGTCCGGTGCATGGCTTCAATAATCGTCTTCGGGTTGTCGGTTACATAGATGTTTCCGCCGTCTCCCTTGGTTTTGATCTCGTTCCAACCGGTCGGAGGGAAAGGCAGCGGCTTGCGATCTGGCTGGATCAGCAGTGTTTTCGTTGGATCCAGGTTTCTGAGCGAGCACGTCTTTCCAGACCCGCTTTCACCCAAGATCAATGTGGCATAACTCATGTTTGCTCCATAAAAAAATCCGCCTGACTTGCGCCTGGCGGATCTGATGTAAAACTCTAAAATTTTCAACCTACTACAATTTGTAGTAAATTGCTTTGCTTAATTTGTCAGCATCTCAATTATTTTTGCTAGCCTATTAAACTGTTCTCGGAACGAATCCCTGCTGCGCTTCATCGTATCTAGTGCGTAGCCGAATTGTTTTTGCCCAATAATATCTTCGTCAGTAAGTGCAAAAACAGGTTTAGAAAGGCTCTGGCTCATTGCTATAAGTGAATTAAAGTCAGAGATGTGAGCAAGATCATAGGCATTAAGTCCCCCTCCATTTTTAGAGCGGTTGGCATTTAAAACATCCTGAACTGTTCCCCGATCAACTATGCAATCAATTTCTTTTAATGAGGGGATTAAAACGGTATCTATAGCCTTTCTTATCTCATTAATCCATCTGTCAAAGGATTTAGCCGGTTCTTGATTCCTAATGCGGTAGCGCTGTTGAATTGTCCCAAGAAATTGAGGATGATTGGTAAGAGAGGAGCTTGTCCGCCCTGGTACCGATAATTTAAAGCTGTCGATTTCCTGGTGCCATGATTTAATGTGTTTTGATAGTGATGAAATTGCTTGCCAGCAGAAGAAATCCGGTGTCGTTGGCACAATGAAATAGTCGCTTGACATCAGCATTACTTCGTTAATTCCGCCAACATTGGGGCTCATATCGTAAATAATGAAATCAAACCCGTCTCTTTCAGCAAGCGATCTAATTAAACGAGGTAATGCCCCAGGAAGGTTTCGTGTGGCGGGGATGCCAACAGCAATTTTCAAAGCAATACTTACCTGAGAGTCCATATCTGAAATATTCAGGCTCCCAGGCAAAAGATATAAATTCTCATTTTGAGTGGGGAAAAGGTTACCTTTTTCATTCCCTAAAATGTTATCTGGAGTATCCCCGTCGATTAATTGCTCAACAATAGTCTTAAGAGTAAGGTTTGCCCGGCTTCCATAAAAATTGTCAAGTCCATCGCTCATTTTCCCGTAACCCAGAACAATCCCCGTCAGGTTACATTGAGAATCCAAATCAACGAGAAGTACCTTATAACCGGCGTCCGCCAGAGCCCACCCTAGATTAAATGCGGTCGTCGTTTTGCTGACTCCGCCTTTGTGATTAAATAAAGAAATTGATTTAAGCATTGCCCGGCCTCTTTGTAGGAAATACATTCTGTGTTCGGCTTATCGCCATTAAAACGTGCCACTAATTTTAACGGCTACTAAAGCGCCCACAGATGCCCTCTGTTAAAAGAGCATGTGTTGGCGTTTTGTCCTCCCTGCACTGGTGGAACCTGCCCCAGGCCTATGGCTCAGAAGAGCTTCAGGAAGTGAGCCGCGTGAGGTCGTGCAGCTTGTCACTCGGGCTCCCCGGCATGCCGCTGCCGGATCAGAGCCGTCCGGGGAATTTCACCCCTTGAACTTGCCTTTATCGCAAGCCCTTGTGTCTGGATGTGGTCCAGAGATAAGGGTTCGCTTTTCTCCTTGTGGGATGATTGAGTTTGTAGAGGACCTAGCAAGCTCTCTTAGCTCAACCATCCCTTAGGAGAATTCAAATGACAGAAAATGCTTCAAACGCCTTTAAACCTGAAGATGCGATCAAGATCATCCTTGCCGGCATCCAGAGCGGCTCCATCCACTTCCCATTCCTTCAGGCGTTCGATCAGGAGAAATTCCAAAGCCTTGTGAAAAGCGACCTTAAGAAGATCGATCCTCGTTTCGCGAGCACCAAGGCAATAGACGAGGCAATAAAGAATCGCGCTGCGTCTAAGCTCGCTTATTTGTCCAGGGCTGACGCCATTTACCTGATCAGTCTTTATCGAGCCCTCATTACTGGCATCACGGAGGAAGAGGCCAAGCGTATCGACGACGCTGCCGCCAGTAGCTTTCTGTAGTTTTTCAAGAACGCCGATCAGGTATTCGGTTACAGACGATCCTAGACGGTGTTCTATGTCCTGACCTTTTTCTATCTCGGCCGCCCAAATATCTCGGGCGGCCTCAGCGGTGATCTTTTTGCCTTCCATCTCACTCCTCCTTGCCTTCTACGTTCTTCTCGTCGGCAAGCTTCTTTGAACGGATCCTGCGATCGATAAGCTGCTCAATTTGGCTGTCTACAAGAAAAGACGTAACGCACTTGCGGACCTCCTCTTGGACGTTCCTATCTTTGTTGTTGCTAAAGATCTCAAAAATGATCGATACAACAAAGATCGCGTCAAAAGCGATAATCGCAAAAGCGAGCAGCTGAATATTTGCCGAAAGCACATCCATCTCACACTCCCGCAATCGCTCGCATCGCCCAGAGCACCCAGCAGCCGACGGTGCATGCTCCGATGAAGACGAGACCAACAACAGCCGTTACGATCCAGTCTGCTTTGCTCATGTCTGGCTCCTCTCTCAGATGCACCGCGCTGTTTTTGCAAGCTCCCTGTCGAAGCCGAAAAGCTCCAAAAGATCGGCTCTGGTGCTACTGTCCGGGGCGACCCTCTGCCCCTTGAAGACGACGAGCGTATACCCGTCATCATCAGTGACGACCCTGTGGGCTAGCCACGCGTGGCACGGGATGTTCTTGTCTCCGTAGGTGGCGGCCTCGTGCCGGCGGATGAAGACAATCTTGGTGCCCTTGCTGGGGAAAACCGCGAAACAGCGTTCCATTTTCTTTTCCTCTTTCCACTTCGCCGAATTTGAAAACCGGATCGTGTATGTAGTTTTAACTTCGTTATGAGGAACTATAGCTACAAATTTAGGAAAAGTAAAGCTACGCAGTTCCGAAGATAAAACTACGTAGCACAAGTTTGTCCCACATCAAGAGGAACAAAAAAACCGCCCTGCTAGGGCGGCGCATTTAAAGATTTGGCTTTTTAAAAGGGGCCGCTACCAGACCTGTCAACGACCCTCCCAATCAAGTAAAACTTCGACATTTCGTTTGGCAATATTTCTTCATCTTCCATGTTGGGGTTTTCGGAATGAACAATTACGCCGCCGTTCAGCTTTTTGTATAACCGTTTGACTCGTACTTCGTCGGCAAAGCAAAACGCATACACCTTACCGGAAACTATTGGGAATTTTCGGCAATCACAGAGGATCGTGTCCCCGTCGAACAGTATTGGCATCATGCTGTCACCGTGTACCTTTAAGCGGCGGCACTGAGCCGGATTTAGCCCGCGTTCCGTGAACCATTCTCTGCGATAGTATGCAGGCTTAGACTCTGTTGCCTCTTCAAAAGATGGGGAATCCTCAGATCCAGCTCCGCAGCGTACGCGATATTCGGGAATGATAATGTAGTCGTCGGAGCTTTTTGATTCATCTGAAGGCAACACCATCGAGTCGTCGGGATTTCCAACCCCTTCTGTGAGCCATTTCAGGCTAACGCCTAAAAACTCAGAAGCCTTAATTGCGTTGATGGCGGTCAATTGCTTTGTTTTTCCGTTGAACCAATTACTGACCGACGGATGAGACAGCCCGCAATATCTGGCCAATTCAATCTTTGTCTTGCCAGACTTTGTAAGCGCAATTTCCAATCTATCTTTAAGTTCTGACATAGATCCTCCCGTAGGAAATACTACCGAACAAAAGACAACCAAAGAACGGGGTTGTAGTTTCTTTTTATGTAGCTATAATTACTTAAAAGTAAATTACCACTACGTAAGCGAAATTATGACTACGTGTAGACGAAACAGAAGGCTCGACCCTGAAAGGTCAGAAAAGGTAATCGATGCCTTGGGAGGTGTTGTTTCTGTTGCCAAGACGTTCGGCATTCGACATCCGTCAGTTTCAGCATGGAAGAAGGTCGGCATACCAGAAGACAGACTCCAGTTTCTTCAGGTTAGATACAGAAAAGTGCCGGCTGTAGCCGAGACTCTCGATTTTCACCCGTGGCGCGACCGCGAATAAGAGAGTGCCATGTCGTACAGGGCGATGGACTGGGCCGCATCAGTTGATGTTGAAACTTCGCAACAGAGGCTTTGCCTCATGCTGTTGGCTTGGCACATGAGTGAAAGAACGGGGGAGTGCTTCCCAAGTCAAGCATTGCTTGCGAAAGAGGCACACATCAGTCTTCGCGCCGTGCAGTACGCCTTGTCTCAACTGGAACAAAAGAACCTCATCACCAGACGAGCAGAGAAGGATGATCGAGGCGTGATAGTCCGCACTCTCTATGCGATGTCTATACCGAATAGGGGGTCGCAAGGCGTGCAGGATGTGTCGCATACCGTGCATGGTGGTGTCGCACAGGGTGCGGGAGGGTGTCGCACGGATTGCACCGGGGTGTCGCATACCGTGCATGAGGGTGTCGCACAGGGTGCATGTAAACAAGGAATAGAACAAGGAATTAAACAAGGAACTGAACAGGGGATAGAAGCTCTTCCTCCCTCCCCGCCTCCGGCGAGGAGGAAGACCGCGTTCCCCTGCCCACCAGAAATCAACCCTGAGGCATGGGACGCGTGGATGCAGGTTAGGAAAGCAAAGAGGACGGGCGGAATCACGGAGTATGGGTGGAAGCTCTTCTGCAATCAAGCGGCTAAGGCTGGACTAACACCTGCGCAGGCGATAGATCTCTGCATAGAGCGGGGATGGCAAGGATTTAAAGCCGAGTGGCTGAAGAGAGAGCAGGAACCGGAGGACGACTTCAAACGCATGGGTAGGCAGGAACGAGAAAGGCAGAGGCTTGCTAAGCAGCAGGGTCAGGCGCCGGCGCCTTCTTCGAAGCCCGCTTCTGAACAACAGAACCACGACGACGAAATCTACGAGGAACTCAATGGACTCTTTTGAAGCCGCACGGATCGACCGTCATGCTCCTTTCGGACCGGTGATCTACATCACCTTCCGATCAAAGGTTTTTCCGGATCACGCAACACCAAGGCTCAAGGTCAATTGGGGCTTCGGTGACGGCGAGGAAGATCTCGTTCCATACGTTGACGACGAGGTTTTTATCGATCCATTGGACAGGTTCCAGGACGTGGACTGGCGATTCTGCCGGGGGCATTCCGTTTCCGTGAAGTCTGAGGAGGGTATGGATCCGGTGATGTGGGCCTGCAGAGACAACATATTGAACGCCGATCCGTGCTTCGCTTCTTTCCTGGACTCAACCGACAGAATGGAGGTTTACAGAGATGGCAGATGTCTTTGCAGGGACCGTTGAACCGGCAAAAACCCGCGGCGCCTGGAGCGACTACAACGCCCGGATTGCCGAGGACATCGTCAAGTGCGGACAGCTGCAGGGCGATATCGCTTCGGAGTTGATGTACCCGGCCAGTCGGCTTGCAGGAAAGAATCCGCTCGTGAAGTCCTTTGACTTCCGTCCTTCGGAACTTACTATCTGGGGCGGCGAAAACGGAGCGGGAAAGTCAGCCCTTATGAATCAGCTTGCTCTTTCCATGATGTCTCAGAGCCAGAAAGTTTGTTTGTTCTCGTTCGAAATGGATCCGAAGCGGACGCTGATCAGCTGCATGCGCTGCGCTTTTGGCCGTTCGCCAACGACTCAGGATCTTTTCCCTTTCTTCGACTGGGCGAACGATTTGCTCTACATCTACAGGAACCAGGGCGCTATCAGCGCGGAGTACTGCGCAGACGGTGTCTTCTACGCCGCGAAAATGCTCGGGTGCCGGCACATCGTTGTGGATAACCTCATGATGCTCACGACTGGAAACAGCTCGGACTCGGTTATGCAGTCTCAGAAGCGCGTGGTCCAGACCATGAAAGAAATCGCTATCGCAACCGGCGCCCATATCCATCTTGTCGCTCATCTTCGCAAGCCGGCGAATGGTCAGGGGCAGAACGCGAAGCCGTCCCGTTTTGACATCTCCGGATCGTCAGACATCAGCAACCTGGCCGATAACGTGGCCTTGCTCAGGCGCAATCGAGAGAAGGAGCAGCAGATTATCGACGGCGGGTTTCGTAATGACCAGTGGGACTCTGAACCGGATGTCCTTCTGACAGTCGATAAGCAGCGAGCAACAGGAGACTCAAGCATGACGCCGCTCTGGTACGACAAGCCTAGCGGCCAGTTCTGCATAAGCTCAGCTCGGTATCTGCAGGACTACATGCCGTCCGGGATGTCCGGAATCGACACGACAAAACCGCATCAGCTCGATGCCATTCAGGGACTTAAGGAAAGGAGCAAGCCACGGGAACCGATATGAGCTACTGGAGCAGCCAGCTCGCAGCGCTTGATCATGAGTGTGAGCGAGCGAGGCGGGACAAGGCAAAACGAGCTGAAGTCAACAAGAGGTCGTTGGAACGAGTCTATAGAACCCGGAAATCAAGAATTCCTACGCCGGAAGAGCTGGCTGTCATCGTAAGAGCCTATGGAACTATGCCGGTTGAGCGGTTCTGCCTGGCATCCGGGACTAACAGGTGCTCGATGAGCAGGCTCATCCGCGGACTGCCAGTTGGCATAAAAACTCTTGAAAAAGCTTTGACGTTCTCAAAAACCATTGTGGAGGCGAACGGTGGTTGAGTTCGATAAGCATGATTGCACTTCTGTACGGATAAGGACGATAGAGGAGTTTTGGCATCCATGATTTTTAAAACCGCGCATCGAAACTACGCACTGGAAGGACTCAGGGCCAGAGGTCGTCTCAAAACAGGCGAGCTGAACAAGACCGAGCAGTCGTACTCCGATTACTTGGAGGGAGAAAAGCGCTCAGGACGCATCTTCGATTTTTGGTTCGAGAGCATGAAGCTCAAAGTGGCTGATGGCTCATGCTGGTACACGCCGGATTTCGTCGTTCTTCGCCCAGATGGCAGGATCGAGCTGCACGAAGTGAAAGGCGCTCCAGCGGTGTTCATGGACGACGCGAAGATCAAGTGCAAAGTCATTGCCGACAAATACCCGTTCGATTTTTTTGTTATCTATCCCCGACGCAAAAAAGACGGCGGCGGGTTCGATGTCATTCCTTATCCCACAAGGAGATAGTCCGATGCAGTACACGTGGCACAGTGTTCACCAGCCGAAAGACCTGCCAAAAAACGGGGTGCGGGTACTCTTCGAGGCTCGCTCAGGATTCCGCTTTTATGGACGCAGGACCGGGCGCGAAACGATCGAGGTGCTGCTTACGGGCCGCGAGATCTCATGGCTGCTCATCAAGATGTGGGCCGTGGATGTGGTCCCAGAAAATGATGGGGCTGAAGAGCGTGGGCTGAGATTCTTCAACAGGAGCTACTATGGACGTTGAGGAGCGGCTTCGTAATTGGGGGAGGTGGAGCAGGACTGGAAGCGGGGTGCATTCCCAGGCTTCTCCAATCTACCGAATCATGGTCGAAAACGATCCAAACTATGAGATAGAGCCATCCTCCAGTGGAGTATGCGACGAGGGCGACGCTCTACGGGTCGACAGGGCCATAACAAAAGCAAAACTGAAGCCGTATGAAAAGGAGATGCTGAAGCTTCGGTACATCCAACTCTACAACAAGACGGCCATCTGCAGCTATGAGCGGATCCTTTATAGGGAGTTTGAAACGCTCATGGCTGCGGCTGTTGCCAAGGTAAAGCAGGAATTAGAGTTTGATGTATAATAAATCAAACAATTCGAACGGTGCCAATAGGCTTTAAATCTGCGGCGACGCAGAGTTTTTGCACCCTAAAGAAACGCAAACCCGAGAAGAACCATCTTCCCGGGTTAATTTTTTATGCCGGGCGGGGTTTCTTGGCTTAAGGCCGGCCCCCAGCTCGGCGCCAGTTATGCCGGGGCTTCGCACCTTTCCCTTCACTGCGTAATGCTGCCGCCACCTGAAGCGAAACCTCGGCACCAACATCCACACAGATAGTTCTCCTAAGTGGTGAATGATTCTTTTGTCGTGATGTAAGTTAAAATAGTTTCTTCAATCCATTTTCCGGAGATGAAAATGGAAAACGTCACGACGAAAACAGAAACTTTCTTTGTTGAATTCGATGGGCCTGCGTTTGATAAGCACGAAATATCTGCTGCGGCTTTAGCGCAATCTTTGTTGGCACTTGATGGGTTTTCTCAGCAAGTGGCGAGAGAGATTTATGGCAGAAACGTTCAGGCGGAGCTTAAGGTTAGTGGAGGTTTTCGCCCGGGGTCGTTTATTGTTGATTTGTGTTTTCAGTCTACTGGCGCGTTGGCTGCTACAGTAACAGCCGTTCGCGGCGTTATTGATACTGTTAAAGATGTTGTTAAGCTCGGGAAATGGGCTTTTGGCGAAAAGGTTGATGTTGAAGCAAAGCCAAACGCGGCTGGAGAAGTCCGTGCCATAAACAAATTTGGTCAATCAATCAACATCAACGCCGGAGTTGTTAACATTTATAGTTCGATGAAAACGCGAACACAGCTTTCAAGGTTTACACAGACGCTAGACATTGATGGTGTTGATAAGATAAAAATTTCCGGAAATAAGGATTCCTCACCCGAAGAAATAACAAAGGACGATAGAAAGTACTTCCGCCACGAAGAAGGAATTGTTCTTACCGACAACGAGACAGAAGTTATTCTTGAAGTTATTGGACCAATGCTGAACGGAACGCCGAAGGGATGGACATTTAGCGAAGGCGAGGATGGCATAACGTTTACAGCAACAGTCGAGGATAATGATTTTCTTGAGGATGTTAAGAGCAGAAAGATTAGGATTGAAAACGGAACAAGCATCAGGGCGGTGGTACGGGTTGTGCAACGGAAAAATGTCCGTACAAAAACAGATAGGACAATCGTTGAGGTAAAGGAAGTTATTCAGCCAGACGCAACTCCGAAAACAAATTAATTTATATGAAACGAATTAAACGACCCCGCCCTCGTGATGAGGACGGGTTTTGTTTAATTGTTTACTGTTGAAAGATCGAACTGGCTGCCGATGGCAATGAGAGCGTTTTCTATCGCTTCCATGCTTGCCTTGTCCTGAGACATATCGGTGAGCCTGGAAGCATTGGCCTGAGGGATGTTCAGTTTTCTCGCCAGCTCATTGACGCCGACGCCTTTTTCGATCATTTTGTTCCAGAGAAGAATCTTTGCCTGAATGCGAGCGGGAACATAAATGTAATGCTCACCTTTCGCTTTAGGCATGGGGATGGGTTTTCTGTTTTTCCTGTATAGCAGATACATCATCCCAGGAAGGGCGTCACACATGAAGTCGAGGGCCTCTGATTCCGTGGCGAATTCGTCTGATATGGAGGCACCGAGGTCTTCGCTTTCAGCCTTGAACTTGCCGTTTGGAAGTTTTGTAAGTTTTACTGCGTATCTCATAAAATGCTCCTTGGAGGTGCTTGCTTCGGTGGATGGTGCCCCCCGGTTTCCCGGGGGCTTGCGGTGCTACTTCTTACGGGGCTCCGCTTTCCGTTCTTCGGTTGTTTCCTTCGTGATCTCTATCTTGACTTTGAGGATCTTGAGATTGATCTCGAAGGAGAACTTCCGCACTACCTTTGTTTCATCCACTAAGCATCACCTCCTTTCTGATTCATATAATATCATAAAAAACTATCAACGATATTATAATATGGTATTATATTGATTTAAAGCAAGCCATGACCGTGCTGAACATAGATATCGAAAAAGAACTTAACGATCTGTCTTCTCGCCTGGCAATCGTTGAAAAAGACCTTCAGGCAAAAGAATATCGAGAGCAAAAGACGATAGAAGAACAGGCGAAAAGATCGGAGAGAAGGCAGAGCACGTTTGTCGGCTTCCTCTGGGGGCTTTGTCTTGGCCTTGGTGTAATGCTTGTTCTGTTTTGGGCTAAGAAAACAGGTATTTAATACCCTCACTTATAAAAACAACAATAAGTGCAACAGGCCCCGCAACGAAGAGGCTTGTTCTTCTTGTCTGTTGAGCTCTTCTTTCCGCTTCGACCTTGGACTCCATAGCTATTTGCCTTTGTAGTATTTCGTTTTGCTTGTTAATTCTTTCAAGAGCTTGAATCAAGGAGAAAGCAAACGATCTTGCGCTGTCGTCAACACTGCCGGCCATTTGACGTGCGGCGTCGCCAACAAAGTTGTTGGAAAACGGATTGGCTTTGATTAAGGTTTGAAACAGGCAGGCGGATGCGTAGTTAATAAGCTCTTTTTCGTGGTCTGTGATTGCCATTCTTAAACTCCTTTATTTCGTGACAGTATGCCCTTGCTTCATGTCTGCTCTTATCCCGGCTGCCAGGCGGCCATACCTCTGACCGACAAGTACTGCGCACGGCACAAGGAGAAGGGAAAAGCACTGGCTGCCGACCGCGAGGCACGGAGAAAGAGATTCAAGGGGACAGCTTCGCAACGTGGCTACGGTTCGAAGTGGCGAAGACTGCGGTCCCAGTTCCTTAAGTCTCATCCTCTCTGTGAGGAGTGCAAGCGGCAAGGCCTGCTGACTAAAGCCACGGATGTTGATCACATAATTCCGCATCGTGGCGACCCAAAGCTCATGTGGGAGCAGAGCAACTGGCAGGCTCTGTGCCACGAATGTCACAGCCGCAAGACCGCTAAAGAAAACGGCGGCTTCGGCAATCCGATTTGAGGGGGTAGGGGGATCAAATTTTGAACTCGAGACCCCTCGAGACCGCGCCCTTAGCCTTTTTTTTGCGCACGAACATCGATTTTTTGA